ACTAATGCTGGTGGTTGTAATATGAGTGTTGAACAATATAGTAAAAATGTTTCTATTTTTTTGTCTAATTCAAATGCTTTATGAGAACAATATCTGTGTAAAAAAGTTTCTAATGTTACTACGGCAAAAAAGAATATAGAGATAAATATTATAAAATAATCTAGACCTGTAAAAGTTCCCCAATAATAGTAGATACCTACAAATGTTGTAAGTTGCATAACTAATTGTGATAGTAATAATTTAGACTGTTGATTAAACATTTAACCTCTACTCACTAAAAATAGTTTTTCTATAAACCATGCTGGTGGGTCTATTTCCCACCTCTTATGTCCGTGTCTGTAATCTTTAGATATTGTATGATGATAGTTATGCCAACCCTCACCCCAGCTAATTAGAGATGTAAGTGGACTATTAACAGCAGTACAATCTTTTCTAGGTGTAATAACAATATATCCAAAATGTTTAGAATGAGGTATAACACCAAAAGCGCCGGCTGCAAAATATACACAAGCTGCAGGAAAACTAAATGCAAATATGCCTAACATTGGGTCTATTGCATATAAAATACCAATGTAAATAAATAATAGTTTCCAATAATGTCTTGTAATAAACATATAGTCTTTATCTTTTAATATATCTTTTACCATTGTTTTAGGTACAGTTATAGGGTCATATAAAGTAAGCCATGCTCTTATATAACCTATTCTATCTGGTGATTGATTATCATCAACAGGATGTCCGGCATATCTATGATGATATCTATGTTGTGCTGTCCATGATAGTGGACTACCAAATGCAGATATTATAGTTAAGTATTTTAATATTTTTTCTCTTATCGCACCTGTTTTAAAACTTCTGTGGCACATAAATCTGTGCATTGCAATGTTTGTGCCAAATATATTTACAAATGCCCATGCGATTAAACCATATATGATATACTCTGGAAAGTAAATACATCCTAGTACAGCAATAATAGTATTAAGTAACGCCAACAATTGTATTAATCTTGCATGTTTCATTTTGTCCAACCTAATTTATTTATAACCCAAACGCATGGGTCAAACCAACAATGTTTTAGTTTTGGGTCAATATGATGTTGTCTATGAAATGATTCTGAAAATGCAAATGGATACATATACGGAACATCTCTAACTTTGCCCATATGACACATAATGCCTGTTACTGTCATTACCCAAAATGTAGTCATACCTACAGCTGTTGCCCATGATAAAAACCATTCAATGGGTAATATAACAAATAAGATAAAATTAAATAAGTATACTAAAACTGTTTCATTTTTTGTTAACCACATTTGCCATTCATTTCGTAATCTATTAGAAGCTAGTTTTATACTTGCCTCATGTTCATGAGTTCTAAATATAATTCTAAACCAATTAACATGTTTAGGACTATGTGGGTCTTTTTCTGTATCAGAGTTTTTATGATGATTATGGTGCCATGCACAATATGATATTGGCGTACCAATCAATGCAGTTAATGATACTACACTCATTATGTTTTGAAACCATACTGGTGGATTCCACAAGTCATGTGTTGCCCACCTGTGAGTAAACATACTCATAACAAATTCTAGTAAAAACCAAAATAAAATATAGGTAAATAACAATTGTGTCCAAGATAGTACAACAAAAGAATACAATGCTAATGCAAAGTAAAATATATATAAAATACTAAGTGCTAATCTCATTTTCAACCACGCTTGACATTGTTCTCTATTTATGTTATTTTAGCTGTGTTCTCCTCCCGAGGGTCAGAGTAGCTAGTGTTTAGTGCTATCATCTAGACTATCAAAGATATCATTTAACTTCTTAGATACATCATCATCAAGTTCTTCTCTTTCATAAGAATCTTGATTATGTTCTGTTACCATTGTAGCCTTCTCATATGCACTTGATACACTTACATAAGAATTAGTCATTGCTGTACCAGCAGATGTGATAGTCATTATCTTATCTTTAGGTATAGATATAATAGTATCATCAGAATATGAAGTCCACTTTATAAGGGCAACATAATCTTTTAGACCAACCTCTTCCATAGCAGGTATATACTTTACTTGCAAAGGTTTATCAATTTTAACAAGCGGTGATTTCTCATCTAACAATCTTTCAGGTATTGTACAAACAATATCATCACCATTAATAAGTTTAATAATCTTTATTGCTTCCATGTAACTCTCCTTTATAACTCGACATTATGAATGTCATAGTCAAATCCTTCTTCGTTGTAAATATTTATCCTTTCCCTAAAGTGTGAAAGTGTATAATTTTCTTCTTCTTGATACGATAAATCATCTGATATATCATATAATCTAGCCTCTGAATTATCATCTTTTAGTCTTAATCCACGACCAATACTCTGTAAGTTTCTAATACGAGACTTACTAGGACTACTAAAAACAATATTATGTAAATTACGAATATTAATACCAGTACTAAAGGTACCGTAACTGGCGATAATAATAGCGTTATCAGATTTTTCTGTGATAGCTCTAATCTTTTCTCTTTCATTTGCTTCTACTCCTCCATAAACAAAGAATACTTGTTTGTCTTCATTCTTTTCTTCTATTAGTTGTTTTAATATCATACCATGTTTTTCTACATATTGAAACAGGCAAAGTGAATTACCAGTAAGACCTAAACATAGATTTCTAATATAGTTATTTCTTTTAGTATTAGATACAAGAAAATCCATTTCTTCTTGATATGTTTTACCTCTAAGAAAGTCTATTGACATCTTCTCATGTTTTAAAACTAGACAATGTATTTTAAGTTGAGCCAGATGTTCTTTTTCTTGAAGTTCTGTCGTTGATACTATTTTGTTCACGGCACCAAATAAACCCTCTAAAACTAACTTGTGGGTCTTGCTATCATCAAGTGTGCCTGTAAGACCAATACGATACTTACAGTTTTCTAATCTTGCCATAATTTTAGTTAAAGAAACTGCCTTAAACAAGTGAGCTTCATCACCGACAACCATACCAAACTGTTTAAACCATTTCTTATCTTGTTTATAGATTGATTGCCATGTACTAATTACTATTCTTTTATCTGTTTCTTTTTCATGACCTTGATATATCTTGTGTACATTTCTCAGACTATTATAACCATAGTCTTTAAAGTCTTTAAATAATTGTTCTACTAGAGAAGTAGTCGGTACTACTATAAGAATCTTATTGTTTTTTTCTTCTTTCAGGCGTATCAGATTAAAACGCACCATCAGATAAATTATCAGAGATTTTCCGGATGCCGTCGGAGATAACATTAAACACCTTGATTTCACCATAGAGTAAATAAACGCCGATTTTTGGTAGTCTCTTACTTCAAAAGGTATTTTTAGTTTCTTAATAAAAGAATCGACAAGTTTATCATCTACTGAGGCGTCCTTTATGTCTGTTCTATCTACTACTTCAACATCATTCTCTTTACACCAGTTTAGTATGTATGGGTATAGACCTGTATAGATTTGACCATTTGTATATGAAAATAGTCTTATCTTGCCATCCCAATGTCTTGACCGATAGGCCGGCATAAATTTAAAACCAGGTACAGAAAATGTAAAGTGTTCTCCTAAGTCTCTACGAACATCCTCATCAGCGTCTACTACTAGATGTACATCATCTTTTTTAGTTAATATTAAGTTTCTCATATCTTCGCATTTTGTAAGTTAAGATGACCACCATAATGACCTCTCAATATTATATTCCATGATATACTAATTCTAGTATCAGAAGTAGTAGGCACCCAATGTTGCATCCAAGAAGGAAAAATTACGCCTGCACCTTTTATAGCATTAAAGTCAAATGCAGATATATTGTCAATAGTATTTTCAGTACAAGTAGGCGACAAAACATGAGCATGAGGTCTAGGGTCAGAAAACTGTAAAGGTGCTCCGCCAGTTAAGTAATAAACACCAGACAAAATATTATTTGAATGTATATGAGGTGTATGAGCTTGACCTTTAGTTAATTTGTTTGCCCACATATTAGTAATCTCTATACTATCATAACTGTATTTAAAAGTATCAGTCAATATAGTATTAGATGTATCAATAATAAACTTTGCAAACTGTGGTATATGAATATGTAAATCAGTAATAGTGTTTACAGGAAAAACATCTGAATGATATTTAAATCTATCAAACTCTTTATGTACTAATAATTCTTCTTCGTTAGAAATATCATAACTAAACTCTGTTAGTATAGTAGGAAAGATTCTATGTATTTTCATACAAAAGGCCTCCCCAATACCCAACCTACTAATGACATTCTAACACCACTCTTAACCGGACTTACTTTATGCCATATATGAGAAGGAAAAGTTATCACATCTCCTACTTTAGGTTTATCATAAACAACAGTTGTATTAATGTTTTTGGGGTTAGGAACAGTAATCTCCAGTTCACCACCGGTGAAGTCTGTATTAAGTATTACACTAAACGATAACTTTCTAATAAGTCCATCAGCATAGGGGTCAAAGTGAGAATCTATATGCCAGTTGTAATGGTCATCTAAGTTATATTGAGAAAACTGTAATGGTTCAGACCTTTCTAAACCAAAGTTCCAATTCATTGTTTTATTAACTAATGCTACTTCAGAAAATAATAATCTTGATATCTTTTCATCTTTTATCCAAGATACTTTACTACTTCTATTCTTACTATTACCAGAATCTATATCAGCAGTTTGAAGACCTTCTGCTAGTCCTAAATCAATTATATTATTACATTGTTCTTTGGATAGAACATTATGAGATAACTTAAATACTTCTTGAAGAAACATTAGATAGCACCTGAAGTAAACTTTCTCCACTCAATAGAATTTCTTATTTGCCAATCACGACCACCTATAATCTTTAATGTTCTATCTAAGTAATTAACAACAGTTTCTAGATACTCTATTTTTTGTTTTGATTTGATTAGTTCTTCATCAGATTCTAGATATTTGTCTACATCTGATTTCATAATTTTTAAGTTGAAAGGTTTTTCTTGATATATCTTTGGACTTGCCTTACCAGTATAATATTCCCACTTAACTCTTTTAAGTATTTTGTAATCAGATTCAGCTCGTGTCATTAACAATTTAAAGTTATTGTAATGTTTAAGATATTTGTTGTGTAGTTGAGGTGTTTTTAAAGATTCTAAATCTAATTCAGCCTCATTTATTTTGAGGTCTTTATCGACCTGCTCTTGTAGTTCTTCTAATGTCATAATAAAATCACCGGTTAATTATATAAATTCTAACTATATTTAGTTAGATGTTAAGTAGTAGTTTCAGTAGTTCTAGGGTCGTTAATACTTGCAAACTCATATATTAGATAACTAAATGCTACTGTACCTGTAAGATATGAAGTATCACCAGCTTGTTGGTCATAAGATAAACCTGATAGTGAAGTAGGATATAAATCTCTAAATCTCACTTCTAATATAGGATTGTTTTTACTTGATAGTATTGATAATGTAGCGTCTGAATATTGAGCGCCAACATCAAATCCTACATCATCTACTTTACCTGCTTCTCTACTATTTGCAGTTGCATTACTTGTAGGAAATCTATCACTACCAGCATTAATAAAAGTTTCAAACTGTGCATGACTTTTAGGAAAACCTAGACCTGTTAACCAACCATGTATCTCACGATAGTTCTCTAAGTTTTCATCAATCATAAAATCTACATTTAAAGAACCATAAGTTAGTTCATCACCAGGTATTGGTATAGTTTTTAATGGGGTATCTTGTGAA